TACGATTACTAATACAGATGGTAGTGTTATTAAAGTTAAAAGATCTAGTAGAATTACACCTGAACAAGCTGAACTTGATTTAAAAAGAAGAATTAAAGTATTAAAATCAAATATAGAGAAAAAATTAGGTGCAAAAGGAGTTAATTATAATGATTTGCCATTAAAAATAAAAGTAGTATTTATAGATGTAGCTTATAATTATGGTGTATTGTGGGATGGTTTTATAGATGGTTGGAAGAAAAGTGGAGTAGAAGGTGTTAAAGCCGAATTAAGAGATAGAATTAGAAGATTTAATGCAGGACAAAGAGGTCAAGTTGGACCTAGAAGAGAAGCAGAACTTCGTTATTTAAATAATTAATATGACTTATATACCTAAATCTTTAGTTAATAGTAATTTATATACAGGCGGTGGAGAATTTACTGATCCTAATACGGGTCTTCCCTATAAAGGATATTATCATGAAACATTTAACGGTGTTGCATCTTCTGGTAAAACCCCAAATAGTCCTAATTCTATAACTTTAGTTAAAAATTATAGTGTTCAACAAGAAAATAATTATATAATACCTACTCAAGAAAACATTGATTATAAAACACTGCAACCTATTAATCAAGAATTATATCAATCTTCTGGTGATCCCTTAGCTATATTTCCAACACTTACAGGTAAAGATTACCAAAGAGGTCAAATAATTAGATATTTTGCTAAAAAAAGAAATATAAACCCACCTAATATTATAGAAATAACTAAAGATGCTTTTAATGATTTAAATGCTAAAAAAGGAAGATATAATTATGCTTTATGGACAGTAACTAGTGTATTTTGGAAAATTTCGGGCCCGTTAAGAGATTCATTAAATGCTAATGGGGTAAAAACATCAGGTATTATTGATACTAATAAAAGATTAGTAGAAACTGCGGAACAAAATTTTAAAGGTATTAAACAATATTTATCTAATTTAATTCAATTTGCAGTTAAATCTGATTTAACATTAATAGATGGGTTATATACTGGAGGAGAGGAGTTAACAGTAAAATTAGATAATAGCAATTATAGTGGTTATTACCACATAATGGCCGATCAAAAAATAATGGATGGAGCAACACACAAACAATCTACAGGTAAAGTACTTTTAGCTGGTGATGCTTTAATTTCAAACCAATTAGGAGGTTTAATCCAACAAGCACTAGGAGAAATAGGTGCTAGAACTGATGTGGCTCCTACAAATAATAGTCGTACATTACAGACACAATTAGAAAATAACATTTCTGGTACACCTGTAGTGAGACAACCCTCAGGAGGTGGAGGCGGAGGTTATTAAATAAGTTATGAATAAAAGGTTATGTATTATATTATTGAAACAGAACAACAGCTAAAAAGGCTACATTGTTCTGATAATGAATGTTACATTAGGATAATTCCCATGAATGATGAGTATCATTCTATCCTAACTTCCCCATGTTTAGTTTACTTTAAAACACTAAACAGTAAGGGATATATGTTTCCTATTAACCATAGTGAAGCTTTTAAGTTATCTTTTGAAGAAGTAATGCAGTGGATAGATTCTAAGTTTGAGAAAATTTATACTCTAAACAAGAAAGAAGTTTTGTATTATTTTAATAATGATAAACTAATTGATATAACTAATGGAAACCTTTCTTTGGTTCATAGGAGTAAGTTTGCTGATAGGATGTATAGTAAATTCCCTAATTTGGACCTTGTTAACTCTCTTGTTCCCATATCGAAGCATTATGAAACAGAAGAAAAAAATTTTGAGGAAATTCGACAATTTCTTAATGGAGATCCAAAAGATTTTTATAATGATATTTTCCCGAAAGTCTTCAAATCAATCGAAGAACAAGGAATAAGAATACATCCCGATTATTTTCATAAACATTTTAAATATAACGAAAAATCATGGTTTTTACACGGTGAAACCGTGTATACTAAGTATAACCTATATAACCTCACCACTCGCCCAACAAATTCATTTAACGGCGTTAACTTTGCTGCTTTAAATAAAAATGATGGTTCAAGAATTGCATTTATTCCTAAAAATGATTTATTTTTTGAGTTTGATTATGATTCATATCATGTAAGAATTTTAGCTAAATTAATAAATTACCCATTAGATAATGAATCTGTGCATACTCAATTAGGGAAAATGTATTTTGACAAAGAAACATTAACTGATGAAGAATACAAACGCTCTAAAGAATTAACATTCAAACAATTATATGGGGGTGTGTTTGATCAGTATAAAGATATTCCATTTTTTAAATTAATGAATAAATATGTAAGTAAATTATGGGAAAAATTTACTACAGAAAATAAACTTGAGTTAATAGGAGGCAAGGTATTAACTAAAGAACAAATACAAAATCCAACACCTAACAAAATACTTAATTATATAATCCAATCAGCGGAAACATATAATAATGTAGTATCAGTTAAAAAAGTTATAGAATATTTGGAGAACCGACAAAGTAAAGTTATATTGTACACGTATGATTCGTTCCTTATAGATTATTCTATTAATGATGGTAAAGAAACCTTGCAAAAAATTAAACAATTATTGGAATCCGAGGGTTATGTTATAAAAGCTAGCTATGGCCCCAATTATAATTCCTTAAAAAACATTTAATATTTATGGTAGATATAGAAATTAATTTAGACGATTTGGCAAATAAACTCTTTTGCACTTTTACTACGAAGGAAGAATTGGATTCCACACTAGATACAATCAAAGACCAATATCAAATATTATTTAACAAGATATTTGTTCTCTTTGTTGAATCTACTAATGAATACGTTTGTACTTATAATGTTGATTCCTTCAATATGTCTAATACTATATTAGATAATACAATCTTATTACATAGAAAAAAAGATTCAAATACGTTATATACAATAAACGCCCTTAATGATTTAATTAAGTCTTTAAATGGGGGTGTTGTAGATACTAGCTTTAAAGTAGATTGGCAAGATTACAAAAATTGTATTTTGTTAACTACTGGAGGAGAATTAAAAAAGCTAGATACAAAAGTGCATGATATTCTCACTTTTTAGCCAAAGAAATTTGGTTACCAATTATAGTTTTATTATATTATTAACAGTTACATTAAAAACAATAAATAGTTATGGATTTAAATTTAATCTCAAGCAAGTTAGAAAAACTTCAAGCCCCGCAAGGGCAACAATCCCAACAGAAATTTGATAGAAGTCAATATTTTTGGAAGGCACCTCTAGGTAAAGCACAAATAAGATTTGTACCTTATGTAGANAACAAAGACAACCCATTCCAGGAAGTATTTTTNCATTATGGAATTGGAAACAGAACAATGATCTCACCTATTAACTTTGGTGATAAAGATCCAATTGTNGAATTTTCAAAAGAATTACGTAAAACCTCTGAACCNGAAAATTGGAGACTAGCTAAAAAGTTAGAACCAAAAATGAGGGTATTTGCACCAGTTATAATTCGTGGTGAAGAAAATAGAGGAGTACGTTTTTGGGAATTTGGAAAGCAAGTATACCAAGAATTATTAAGTTATGCTGCAGACGAAGATTACGGTGATTTTACTGATGTAATGTCTGGTTTAGATATGACAGTAGAAGTAGTTCAAGGTAATCCTTATCCACAAACCTCAATTCGTGTTAAACCTAAACAAACACCATTATCAGATGATAATGCTTCTGTTGAAAAATGGCTTAAAGAACAACCTGAGTTATTCAAATATTATAAGAAATTTACTTATGATGAAATGAAATCAGCACTTCAAGATTGGTTAAACCCAGAAGATAGTGTTGAAAATCCAAGTGTTCCAAGTATTACGCCTAAAAAAGAGGAAGGTTATACACTGAATGTTAAACAAAAAGAATCGTTCAACGAGGACGAATTCGACGATTTATTTAAAGATTAATAAATATGGGTAGAAAAAAAGCAAGCCTTGGGGGCGATATCTCCAAGTCTGTTAAGGGAACGTTCTCCCTTGATAAATTTAAAGCAGCTAAAGGTTTAGGATCAACTAATAATACCTTTAAAGAACAAGAATGGATTCCTTTATCACCAGCTTGGCAAGATATGGTTTCATTACCAGGTATTCCACATGGTCATATTACTTTATTACGTGGTCATTCTGATACAGGTAAAACTACAGCATTATTAGAAGTAGCAGTTAATGCTCAAAAGATGGGTATTTTACCTGTTTTTATTGTTACTGAGATGAAATGGTCTTGGGAACATGCTCAAATGATGGGGCTAGAAGTAAATGTAGATAAGGATGATGAAGGTAAAATTTCAGGTATTGATGGTAATTTTATATTTGCAGATAGAGGACAGTTACCTACTGTAGAAGCTGTTGCGGGATTCATGGCAGATCTAATGAATGAACAGAAGAAAGGTAATTTACCAATGGATATGGTGTTTTTATGGGATTCAATTGGATCTGTGCCGTGTCAAATGTCAGTAGAAAAAGCTAAAAATAATAATGAATGGAATGCTGGTGCAATGTCTACTCAATTTGGTAATTTTATTAACCAAGAAATATTATTATCTAGAAAAGAATCGTATCCTTATACAAATTCCTTTGTAGCTGTTAATAAAATTTGGGTTGAAAAACCTATAGGACCTATGTCACCCCCTATTATGAAAAATAAAGGTGGTAATACTATGTTCTTTGATTCAACTTTGATTGTAACATTTGGTAACATTTCAAATTCAGGTTCATTAAAAATTAATGCTGTTAAAGATGGCAAAAAAGTAGAATGGGCTAAAAAAGTTAAAGTTGCTATTGAAAAAAACCATATTAATGGTATTACAACAACAGGTAAAATTTTAGCTACCCCACATGGTTTTATTTCTGAAAAGAAAAGTGATATTGAAAAATATAAAAGAGCACATCAAGAAGAATGGGGTAAGATCTTAGGTGATGGTCCATTTGAAGTAATTACAGAAGGATCTGAAGCTGAAGACTTTGCTAATCCTACTCCTACTGATGAATAAAAATTACCAAAACATACTCGATAACTTGCACGAGGGATCAGATATGGAGCCCCTACAGTTAAATAGTAGGGTGCTCCTGATCGATTCAATGAATACCTTTTTAAGATCATTTGCTATTATTCCAGCAATTAATCCACAAGGTAATCATATTGGAGGTTTAGTTGGATTTATGAAATCTTTAGGTTATGCTATAAAGTTAATTCAACCAACTAGAGTAATTTTGGTATTTGATGGTCAGGGTAATATTACAAATAGAAGAAACACATATTCAGAATATAAAGCTAATCGTCAAATAAAAAGAATAACTAATTTTAATGTATTTTCAACATTAGAAGAAGAATCGGATTCTGTTTCATCTCAAATGATGAGATTATTAGATTATTTAAAAACATTACCTGTAAACATTTCTATTATAGATAAAATAGAAGCTGATGATACTATTGCTTATCTATCTCAAAAATTAAAAGATGATGTTATAATTTATTCTGCTGATCAAGATTTTTTACAATTAGTAAATAAAAGAATTACAGTTTATTCTCCTATTAAAAAGAAATTTTATAGACCTCAAGATATTTTTGATCAATATGGTTTATATCCCCAAAATTTTATTACAATGAAATGTTTAATGGGTGATAAATCAGATAATTTACCTGGAGTTAAAGGTTTAGGGCCTAAAAAATTATTTAAATATTTCCCTGAATTAGGTAGTAATAAACAGTTTACTTTAAATGAAGCTTATAATAAAGCTACTGAAAAAGTTGAAGAACATGGAATATATGGTAATGTTCATTTATTTAAAAAACAACTAGAGATTAATTACGAATTAATGTCTTTAGAAGATATCGAATTATTAGAAAAAGATCAACAAGAATTAGATGAATTAATAGATACTTCACCATATAATTTTAATAAAGCTAAATTTTTAGGAATGTACGAAAAAGATTTATTAGGAAGAGGAATACCTAATACAGAATTTTGGTTATCAGAAGTTTTTTCGTATCTTCAGAACTACAAGATTAAATAAGTTATGACATTAAAGAGTTTATCACAATATGGGCCTCATTTTCAAGTTAAGGTCCTAAATTCTTTACTTAAAAATAAAAAATTTACACTCAATATTAGGGATGTAATTTTACCTTCATTTTTTGAAAATCAAGCTCATCAATGGATAGTAAAAGAAACACTACAATATTTTGATGAATATAATGCTACACCAACAATAGATTTTCTTAAAATTGCAGTTAAAAAACTTGAAAATGATGTTTTAAGAACTGCTATTATTGATCAATTAAAAGAAATTTATAAATTAATTAATGAAGATCAAGAATATGTTGAATCTGAATTTTCTAATTTTTGTAAAAACCAATCATTAAAATCAGCATTATTAAAATCTGTTGATTTATTACAAGATGGAATGTTTGATGATATTCGTTTTACAATTGATAGTGCTTTAAAAGCAGGTCAAGATAAAAATATAGGACATGAATATCATAAAGATATAGAGTCAAGATATACAATAGAGGATAGACAAGTAATACCTACACCTTGGACAATAATTAATGAAAGATTAATGGGTGGTTTAGGTGGAGGAGATTTTGGTTTAATTTTTGGATCACCTGGTGGGGGTAAATCATGGACAATGGTTGCCTTAGGGGCTCATGCTGTAAAATTAGGACTAAATGTAATACATTATACTTTAGAATTATCTGAAGGTTATGTTGGTAAAAGATATGATTCTTATTTTGTAAACGAACC